GTTGAAGTTGATGACAAGCTTGCAGAGTCTCTCATGGGTATTGGCCGTCTTGCCCCAGCATCTGAGCCAACAACGACCAATCGCGCTGTAGGCGTAGAAGGTTCTGAAGATAAGCCAAAGAAGCGGGCTCCGCGGAAGGCTAAGGCTAAGTAAAGCTAATGGTTGAAACGAATGATTTTCGCACCATACTGCTTGCAGATTTTGGTGTTGATGTCGCACTTACCATCGCCGCTGTGGGGTCTAAGACCATCAAAGCAATCTTTGACTCTGCGCATGAGCTTGCAGATGTTGGCGGCACGGTAAGTTATTCCGTTGTTCAGCCAAGATTTACTTGCAAGACTAGCGATGTAACTGGGCTCGCTGAAGATGATACAGCGGTGATAGACAGCGTCACTTACAATGTGAAGGTGATCATGCCCGATGGGACAGGCATCACTGAAGTACTGCTAGAGAAGCAATAATGACCCATAAACGTAATGCAATTAGAGACAATATTACTACGTCGCTTACAGGATTAACGACGACGGGCTCTAATGTGTTTCAAACAAGAATTTATCCACTGGCGGATAATAAGCTACCTGGATTGGCTATCTATACGATGTCGGAAGAAACCGAGTACCAGTCCATAAGTCCGCCAAGAACGCTGCATAGGAAGCTAGATGTCGTCGTAGAGGCATACGTGAAAGCCGTTTCTAACTACGATGACACACTAGATACTATTTGCGCGGAAGTGGAGGCCGCTCTCTACACAGATCTGAGCCGTGGTGGTTACGCCTTCGACACTCGTGTTGTTGGGTTCTCTGCTGATATATCAGATCAAGGTGATCAACCCATGATACTTGGGAGGTTGACCGTAGAGATTCAGTACTCTGCGACTGAAGGTAGCCCCACAATATAGGCTAGGTTAAAATTAACTTATTAATCTCTTAGGAGAAGATGATGGCAACATTTTTAGGGAAAGAAGGCGCAGTTTATCTGGGCAACGAGGCGGACCAAGTCTTAGAGGTTCGAGATTTTAGTTTAGAGAGCAGCAGTGAGACGGTTAACACTACCGTTATGGGCGATACGTTCATGACTCACTCCGCTACTCAGAAGTCATGGTCAGCGAGCGTCAATTGCTACTACGACTCGGGCAATACTGATGGCCAGTTGGCAATGGATGAGGGCGCTGAAGTGCGTGTAAACCTTTACCCAGAAGGACAGACTACGGGTAAGACGTACTATTACGGAAACGTAATCATTACATCTGTAAGCCGTAGCGCGTCATTCGATGGCTTGGTTGAGATCTCATTCAGTGGTCAAGGTACTGGCACATTGACTGAAGGCACTGCTGCGTAATGTCTAAACTCATTGACGTTGCGGTTTCGCACTTCAGTAATAGAGAGATTAGAGAGTTATACGTTCCTGAGTGGGGTGTAACTCTCTATTCCAAAAATCTATCACTGGATGATAAAGCTCGATGGATGCGTCGATCAGATGACGATACTACCAACTACTTGGTGTATGCGGTCATCTACGGCGTGACGGATGAGAAGGGTGAAGCTGTCTTCGACGTAGGGGACAAGGTCAAGCTTAGAAACCATGTGGATCCTGATGTTTTATCGCGTGTCGCTAACTTCGTATTGGAGTCTAGCGCCTCTAACGAAGAGGAACGCGAAAAAAACTAATAGATGGCCAAGGAGAGCTAACTGAGCTTTACATGATGTATCAGCTTGCAGAGCACCTTGGTCAACCACTCTCAACAATTCTGAGCATGACCGTCGATGAATTTAGTCATTGGTTCACGTATCTTAAGATCAAGAACCAAAAGATAAAGGAAAGCTCAGATGGCAAATGAAGTCGTAACAGTTGCGCGGTTATCCGCGAGAGATGACACGACACGCGCTTTCCGAAGCGTTCAAAACAATATGCAGGCTACGCGCAAGCAAAGCCAAGCGTTGAATCAGCAGTTCCGCTTTATGCGCGGTGGCATGGGACAAGTTGGTCACCAGGTTCAGGATATTGCTGTACAGCTCCAGATGGGAACCATGATCGTATTCGGTCAGCAGGGTTCTCAGATTGCGTCTCTATTCGGCCCGCAGGGGGCCATGATTGGTGCTGTGCTTGCCGTTGGTGCGGCGATAGCTGTGGCATTTTCTAGAGATGCAAAGAAAGGAGAGGATGCTTTAAAGGATCTCACAGAGCGAACGAAAGAGTTTGCAAGTGAAATGCAGGAGCTTTCAGAAACCACGCGATTATTTCTTGTGCAAGATGCCTCGAAACGATTTAGCGATCTGCTTGAGTCAACTGGCGGGGCAACTCAAAAGCTGAAAGAAAATAGGGCGGAGCAACAAAAACTTAACGATATTATTGCTGTCCATAATAATCGTCAAAGAGATTTAAATACTGTAATTGAGGCTGGTAAAAAAACCAAAAGTGAGGCAACAGAGGAGCTGCAAGAGCTTCAAAAAGAAGAGGTTATATTAGCTCGCACGGAAGAGGACCTGCGGCAACAATTTAAAAAGACGCGCACTGAGTTAACTCTGCTGAAGGCAGGCAGAAATCCTTATATAGAAGTCGAAGACGGCCTAACAAGCGTTAGAAAAGAGCATAAACAGTTCTTAGATCAACTTATTTTCCAAAATGAGATCTTTGGTAAGGGAGATATAGATCAATTTATTGCTGGTTTAGAGCAGCAGTTAAATTCAATGGAAGGCTTAAACGCCGAAGAAAAAGAGCAGATAGAAACACAAATTGCTCTAGCGAGAAGTATACGCGAGAGTGCTGCGGCTAGAGAGGCATCTGAAGACGCCGCAGATAGAGAGTTTTCATCGTTTCTACAGCATCAAGAGGCTCTAGATAGAGAGACTGATGCACTCGAGAAAAACAGGATTGCTAGAGAGAAGCGCGCTGAGGTGCGTTTTGCAGCAGATCTGGAAGGTCTAAGAAAGTCCTTATTAACCGAAGAGGAAGCCCAAGCGGAATCCTTTACTAGGCGCAGAGAGCTTATCGACAAGGCGCTTAAGAAAGAGGGCGCCGATAAGACCATGTTGGCGATGCTCAGTATGAGACTCGCACAAGAAGAGGCAGAGTTTAGAGAGCAGGTTGAGCGTAGGAAAATGAATGCTCATGACTTGTTTATTGATACCGCTATCTCTGGCTTAGAGAGATTCAAAGAGGCGCTTGGTGATAATGATAAGCAGGCGTTAGAGCTCGCAGAGCGAATTGATAGATTGGCAGACAACTCAATGCAGGCGTTTACCGACAGCTTCTATGACGCTATTGCTGGAGCTGAGAGTTTCAGAGATGCATTCAAGGATATGGCTCGATCTATTGTCGAAGATCTATCGAAGATGCTTATTCAGTACTACATTACTCAGCAGATCTTTGGTGCCATTACTAGTATGTTCCCTGGAGGTGGCACTACGACATCCTCTGGCGGCGGCGGTACTGGTAATTTTGCGGGCACATTCGAGGGTGGCGGCTTTACTGGCTACGGCGCCAGGTCTGGCGGAATAGACGGTAAGGGTGGCTTCCCTGCAATACTGCACCCTAATGAAACTGTGCTCGATCACACTAAGGGACAAGGTCAAGGCGTTACTATCGTGCAAAACATCAATGTCACTACAGGCGTTCAACAGACTGTAAGAGCAGAGATCGCAAACCTTCTTCCACAGATAAGCAATGCGGCGAAGTCTGCCGTGGCGGATGCTAGAATGAGAGGCGGCGGCTTCAGTAAGGCAATGGTAGGTTCATAATGGCGGCTTTCCCTGACATCGGTTTTACCTCAATGACTATGCGGTTGCGCTCTGCAACGGCTATAAGTTCATCGCCATTTACATACGATCAGCAGGTTTATCAGCACCAAGGTGTTTGCTGGGAGGCAGAAGTAACTCTCCCACCATTGAAGCGTAGCGATGCAAAAGCCGTTGAAGCATTCTTTGCTGCATTGCGTGGTCAGGGCGGGACCTTCACTATGGGCAACCCTTTGCACACCGTAGCGAATGAGACGGGGAGTTACATAACATCTGGCACTAAAGGAGCAACTACGGTGACAGGAACCGTAAGCTCTGCTGTAGAGGTGGGCGACTATTTTGAGATTGGTGGTGCTCTTTATATTCTGACAGCAGAAAACGCATCTACTCTTGAGATAATGCCTCCTTTGCGTACAGCCATATCAGCATCCACTACATTAGATTTTACTTTGCCAAAAGGTACGTGGCGCCTCACCTCTAATGAGATCGACTGGAACATTAATCGCGCTGGTCTTTATGGCTTTACCTTTGCTTGTGTGGAGGCCATCTAATGGCTCGATCTCTTGAGTCTGGAATGTCAACGGCAGTTGCTGCCGATCTTGTTAGACCTATATTCCTCTGTCAGCTTGCATTTCCTAGTGGCAACGTAAACCTATGGTCGGGCATTGGTGACCTTACAGTCGACAGCGTTGATTACGTGGGTGCGGGTACTTTGCTTGGAGTGAGCGACATATCAGAATCGTCTGATGTCCAAGCTAACGGTATTCGTGTCAGCCTTTCTGGCATTGCCAGCCCTATCATCACTAAGGCGCGTGATGAGGATTATCAGGGCCGTGAGCTAAAGATCTTGCTTGGCGCTATGGATTCTAGCAACAGCGTTATTGATGACCCTGTCGTCGTATTCAGTGGCTTCATGGATACCATGACGATCAATGATGCGGGTGAAACGGCGATTATTTCTGTTACAGCAGAGAATCGGTTGATTGAGTTTGAGAAGACTCGTGTACGTCGTTATACGGCTGAAGATCAGAAGATAGAGTACCCTAATGATAAGGGATTAGAGTTCGTTGCAGAAATGGCGGAGAAAGAAATTATTTGGGGTAGAAATGCCGTGGGCACTGGTAGTAGCGGCAGAAATCCAGCAGACCCTGCGAACCCACCTGCCTTGCCATGAAATATGCTCACGAGTCGTACACAAACATCAAGGACGAGATCAAGCCGCTACTAGAGCAACACTACGCGGAGATAGCTCTAGACCAAGATGTCATTAAGCTAAACCCTGATTGGAATGCTTATGCGCAGTATGACGCTATGCATGCCCTGCGCTGTTACACGGCACGTAATGACGACGGTGAGCTTGTCGGTTACTTTGTGTTACTAGTAAGCACAAGCCTTCATTACAAAGATCATTTGTTCGCTAGTAACGACGTTATTTTTCTGCGCAAAGACGCAAGGAAGGGCCTTACTGGCGTAAAATTAATTAAGTACGCGGTGAAGTGCTTGACGCGTGAAGGCGTCACCCGAATCAACATAAATACGAAAACGCATCAGCCTTTTGATGTCATTGTTGAGAGGCTAGGCTTTGAGTTCATAGAGCGCGTTTATTCGATAGTGCTGAGGTAAGACATGGCAGTAACGATAATTGGAGGAATAAGTGCGGCTATTGGCGCTGCTGGTGCTGCGGGTGCGTTAACAGGCTTTGGCGCGTTCTTCGGCTTTTTAGGTACTACTGCTGGAATAACTGCTTTCGCTATTGGCGCAGGTCTGTCCCTCGTCTCTCGTGCGTTGGCACCTAAGCCTTCTTTCGGTGAACAGTTAAGAGGTGTTACACACCACAAGAGATCCCGCTGGTTCTCGTAAGCTTGTTTATGGGCAGATGCGCGTTGGTGGTCAGGTAGTTTTCATTACTAACTCAGGAACTGAAAACGAGTATTTGCACCTTGTCATTGCGTTTGCGTCACATGAAATTGAGTCGTTTGAAGAGTTTTGGTTTAACGATAAGCAGGCTTACGTTAACGGCGAAGTTACTTCTAACTGGACTGGCGTAGTAACGATCACACAGTTCGATGGGACACAGACGACCGCAGATAACACATTGACTGAGGTATCAAACAAGTGGACCACTAGTCATATTTTGAATGACATTGCTTATGCTCATTTCAAGCTTAAGTGGGATCAAGACAAGTTCCCTCAGGGTGTCCCTTTGAGAGACTACCTTGTCGACGGGAAATACGGACTAGGAGAGGACCGTCTTCTTATTGACTCTACCTCGCTTACTAATGCGGCCAACTTGTGTGATGAGACGCAAGAGTCAGGATCAAATATTTACTCTAATTCTGCTAAACGCTATGAGCTCAATGGCGTAATCGATACAGGCAATAATATTAAAGACAACATTGAGCAGATGCTGTCTGCCATGGGCGGTAAGTTTGCTTTTTCGGGCGGCAAGTATTTTATTGATGGTGCCGAATATCGTACGCCTACGATCACGCTCAATGAGTCGGTCACTATCAGTGAGATTCAGGTCCAAACTAAGCAGTCCCGTAGAGGCATCTACAATGGCGTTAAGGGCATCTTTGTATCTGAGGAAAAGAACTACAAGGTTCTAGATTATCCCGCTCAAATAAGCTCTACGTATGCCACAGAGGATGGCGATCCTATCTACTTGGATATGCCTCTGCCATTTGTAACGAGCAATTTGCAGGCCCAGTTGTTGGCTAAGTTGGCGCTGCTTAAGTCACGACAGCAAACCACGCTGACTATGACCGTCAACCTGACAGGTCTGAAGCTTAAGGTTGGTGACACCGTAATGGTCACTAACACTCGACTTGGCTACAGTTCTAAGGTGTTCGAGATCATCGACTATACATTAGCGAATACTCCAGGCGGAGAGTTCGGTGTTCAGTTGACGTTGATTGAGACTGCATCTGCGATATATGACTGGACCTCTAGTGACGAGGAGGACTTTCTATCGGGCGGTGAGCTGGACTTATACGACGGTCGCACGGTCGCTAATGTCGGCACCATAACTCATACCCCTATTGGCCTTAAGGGGCCAGACGGCAGGCTGATTACCTCTGTTGATCTATCCTGGCCTGTCTTATCAGACGCATTTGTTGAGTTCTACATTGTTACATATGAGAAAGACGAAGATGGCAATGTCTTTGAGTTCCAAACGAGAGAAAACAGACTACGCATTGCAGAGCTGACGATTGGCTCTGAGTACGACTTTACCGTTAAAGCACAAAACCTAATCGGCGTTAGAAGCACAGGCACGACCTTAAACGTCGCAAGCCTAGCAGGTGACACAA